TATCTTAACATTCAAAAACTAAAATAATATGACCATACAAGTAGACGGCAAACCAGTAGAGGCTTATCACCTCATAATGAAAAAAGAAAACGCTCTTGACATACTCAAAGGCAAAAAGAAAGTAGAAATACGCACCTTTTCTGATAAGTACCTTTCAATGTTCATTGACCAAGAAAAGTACAAGAAATACCAAGAAAAACTCAAAGAGCCCGATTTTCAAGGTATAGACGAAAACGGTATATTAGAGTTTGATAAAGTTTATAAGGACAATATTAGACACATCTTTTTCACCAACTACAATAAAACGTGGAGTTTGATAGTGGAACTTGACGGTATTAGCTCTTGTTCAATGGTGAAAGATGATATTGAGTTTCTTAATCGTTGCTTTGACTTTCACGACTATGATAACGAGTGGCAACAGTTTGAGGGCAAAGAATTAGACGAAGTACCTGCTTTCTTTGTGCTTGTTATAGGTGAAATTATCAGCCACAAAGGATTATAACAGTAATAAATCACGAATCTACAAAGGTCTGTAAGTGTAACATCTTGCAGACCTTTTTTATTGTTTAACTTTAATACTTTTTAGCTATGGGAGAACCTTATGCAGTACGCTGGACAGACGGTAAAAGGACTGTTTACAAGACTAAAAAAGACTATGAAATGGCGAAACTTTCATCTTATGGTAGAACAAACCAAAGATTGTACGCTTCTTTTTCTAAGTAATCTAATCTTTTAGTCTATGCTTAACCGTGCCCAGCAAATCATCGAGCAAATAGCTCAAAAAACCAGCAAGGTGATACTTTTTCACTCTATGAGTGGCAAGGACAGTATCGCCTTGCTAAATTTGCTACACCCTCACTTTGAAAAAGTAGTGTGCGTATTTATGTATGTAGTCAAAAACCTTGACCACATCGCACGTTATATGCACTACATCAATAAGAAGTATCCAAAAGCACAAATAATTCAAATACCCCATTTTTCTGTGTTCTCATATATCAAAACAGGATATTTAGGACATACTCAAAACGAAAAACAACGACTTTACAACCTTGCTGACCTTACGGATAACATACGAGAAAAAACAGCTATAGAGTGGGCTTTTTTCGGCTTTAAGCAATCTGATAGTATGAACCGTCGTGTAATGCTTCGTACTTACCAAGATGAAGCAATCAACGAAAAGAATAAAAAAGTGTATCCCCTTTCTACCTACAAGAATAGTGATATAATAGAATACATAAAAACTGAAAAACTCATCACTCCCGAAAAGTATGGCAATAGTCAATCATCAGGAACAGATATAACCGACCTCCATTATTTACTATTCCTACGCAACAACTATCCTAATGACCTTAAAAAGATAATTAACGAGTTCCCATTAGTAAAACGCAAATTATACGAATACGACTATGAAACAGCTAAAACAATCTGAAACCATCAACATAAACCGCTCACAAATCAATCTAAGCCCTTACAATCCTAAAAAGCATACTGATAAGGAAATCAAAAACCAACTCGCCAATCTCAAAAAAGTAGGATTCAACGGAGGTATAAAGTGGAACAAAGTAACAGGTAACCTCATAGATGGGCATCGCCGTATTAAAGCAATGGATATGTACTACAAATACGACGGTACGAATGAAACTAACTACCAAGTAAAAGTAGAAGCGGTCGAATTTGATGAAAAAACAGAAAAAGAGCAGCTCACTTACGAAGCACTCGGCAATACCCGTGCAGATTATTCCCTTGTTGCTGAATATATCAACGATATAGATTACACTAACTTAGGATTAAGCGACTACGATATAAATGAGATTTTTAATTTCGTGGTTGATATTAACGGCGATACTCCACAAGTAGAAACCTATGATGACCTTATCACTACACCACAAGTAGAAACAAAAGACTTACCTACTTATGAAGAGAAAAAGGAACAAGTTAAACAGATGAAACAGCAAGTAAAAGAAAAAGCCATAGAGCGACAAAAGGACGAAGACGCTTTTATTACCCTATCCTTTTCCACCTATGAAGCTAAATCAGCATTCTGTGAGATTATGGGTATAGACCCTGACGAACGTTTTGCAAAGGGCGAAACCGTCCTTAATATGATAGAATAAAAAAAACACAAAAGTAACAATCACTATGAAAGTTAGAAACTGCAAAAAACCAACCCTCAAAAAATTCAACGAGATAGCCGAAAAAGCAGGCGGAAATATATCCACAATAGCAAAGGCTTTCAACGTAAACAGAAAAACTGTATATGAATGGGCAAAAGAAGATACCGATTTTCAAGATGTAATAGATGACCAGCGCGGACGTATATTAGACGATTGTATCGCTACCTCACGTGTGCTCGCACGCGGTATACCTATCTTAGATGAAAATAAGAAAATAGTAGGCTGGGAAGAACGCCCCGACAGTCAAATGGTACGCTATCTAATGAGTACATTAGGGCGCAAAGAGGGATTCGGTGAAAATATAGACCTCACCACCGCTGGCAACCCCCTATCATCAAACATCAATATCGAGATAATCGACAAACGCGAACAAGTACGCACCGACGATGACGATACAAACAACTAACATATACGCACAAGTTGATAAAGCTATTAAAAAGGGTTATACCACTGTATCAGCACAAGGCTCCAGCCGTAGCTCGAAAACCTACAATATCCTTATTTGGCTTATCGTCTATTGCTTATCGCACCATAAGACACGCCTTTCTATCGTCCGTGCCACACTACCAGCACTCAAAGGCTCGGTATTTATCGACTTTAAGGAAATACTATACAAGTTAAACGTATTTGATGAATCCTGCCTCAACAAGTCCGAAATGATATACACATTTCCTAACGGCTCGTGGGTAGAGTTCTTTTCCACCGATAGCGAACAAAAGTTAAGGGGTCGTAAGCGCGATATATTGTACGTCAATGAAGCCAACGAACTCAAGTTTATTGAGTTTCAACAGCTAAAAATGCGTACTACCCAATTCACTATTGTCGATTATAACCCCTCATTTTCCGATGACCATTGGCTGTGTGAACTCAACAAAGACTCTCGTACCTATCATTTCATTTCCACCTATAAGGATAACCCCTTTTTGGAACAAACAATTATTGATGAAATTGAGAGCTTACAGCACAAGAACAAATCACTTTGGCAGGTATACGGATTAGGACAACAAGCGATGATAGAGGGGCTTATCTTTGAAAAGGTTACACTTATTGATGAAATCCCTATTTGGGCAAAGAAACGTTTTATAGGGCTCGACTTTGGTTTTACCCACGACCCTACCGCTATTGTGGAAGTCGCTTTTTTGGATAACAAGGTATATATTGATGAAATATGCTACCAAACGCAAATGCTCACCACTGACATTATCGAAGCCCTTCGACCTTATCGTAACTACAAAATCATTTCCGAAAGTGCCGACCCTCGATTAGTGAAAGAAATAAAAAATGCTGATTATAGTATTGTGGCGGTAACCAAAGGACAAGGTTCGGTAATGGAAGGGCTTACCAAAATGTTAGAGTACGAAATATGTATCACCCGCCGAAGCGAAAACATTATCAAAGAGTTTAAGAATTATACCTATGCCCAAAACAAAGACGGAGCATTCCTCAATGTACCCATTGATGCTTTTAATCACGCTATAGATGCCACCCGTTATGTATTCTTAGAAGAAATATTAGGGCGCAACCGAAAACCTAAAGACCTGACTGGTATATTTTACTAATGAAAATCAATAATACCGACATACAAACCCTAAATGCTAAACTTGTAGAAGGTTCAATCGCAAGCCTCCTCTCATACCCCGCCCTCAAAGTACCCACTAAAAACGATTGGGCAGAGGAAAACGGTACAGAGTATGACCTTGCCAGTCCCCAATTGTCGGCAAAGGAGCTCACTCTACAACTATTACTGCCTGAAAGTAAATACAGCCAGTTAGTAACGCTCCTTACTGCTAATGCATATGCCGATTATACCTTTAAGCAATTACAGCGTACCTACAAGCTCCGCCTTGTGGGACTCAACAAGGTACAAACTAATGGTAATTATATAGTAGCCGACATTCGTCTTTCAGACGATAGTCCGTTACAGAATTACACCTACCAAGCCCCAACCCTAACCGCTCACAATGTAGAAACCTATATTGACGGCAAAAATCTAACTCAATACGGCATAACCCTATTAGAAGGCACTCAGCAGGAAATCATAACAGCAGGTAATGCCAAAACGTATTTCACCGCACAAAACAGCACAATGAGCGGACTTGTTTCAGTGAATGCACCCGTTACTATTCAGGAGCGAACAGCTACTCTCAAATGCTTTATGTACCTATCTATTACCGACTTTCTCAAAGGGTATTACGCCCTACTTTATGATTTAGTGCAACCCAACGCTCGAACCCTAAAATACGACAACAAGGAATATCCTTGTATCTATAAAGACGGCAAAATAACCGAACTATACATTGATACACCCCTAATATGGTGCAAATTCGACTTACAACTGACAATTGTCTAACAACTAACAGCTAAATAATATGCAAATCAATTTCAACGCCACTCATATAGATATTCTCCCCACTGATGAGAGCTATCGTTACCGCTCAATAATGGGTGAACACACTCTTACCTTATACTTTTCACTATCCACCTATACAGAAATTCCTACTGGTGCGTGGTGCGAGTTTGCTAATGAGCGTTATACACTCAACCAACCTGCAAAAATCGTAAAACATAACACACGAAACTTTGAATACACCCTCACTATGGACAGCGAGGGCGCAAACCTCAAGAATTACAAATTTCGCAACCCTAATGATAAAACCCTAAAATTCCCTTTCACCGCCTCACCTCGCTATCACGTGCAAATCCTTGTCGATTGCCTCAATATGATAGATAGCGGGTGGCAAGTAGGTAACTGTATCGAAGCCTCTGAAAAACTCGTATCATACAGCCATAACAACTGCCTCGAAGCATTGGAAATGATAGCCAAAGCCTTTGAAACAGAATACGAAATCATAGGCAAAACCATTCATTTGCATAAGGTAGAGTATTTTAAAGACAATCCCCTACCACTTCAATATGGCAAGGGTAAGGGATTTAAGACAGGTGTAAGTCGTAATACTGAACAAAGTCGTATCACTCGCTTATACGTACAAGGAGGCGAACGCAATATCGACCGTTCCAAGTACGGCAATAAAGAATTATTACTCCCTAAATCACAAGAGTACGTTTACGAGGGTGTAACATTCGTTTCAGATGATAAAGGGCTATCTATAGCAATCAAGAATGCGCAAAATAACGGCTTTGTAAATGAGCAAAGCCTTGACCTATCACATATATATCCTAAACGAAAAGGCACAATATCAGCCGTCTTTGAAGTTGATAAAGCTAAACACTTCTACGACTTTACTGATACTTCCATACCACAAGCCCTTGATTTCAATGAGATGCAAATCAAAGGAGAAAAAATGCTTATCTACTTTGAAAGCGGTATGTTATCAGGTAGAGAGTTTGAGGTAAATCATTACGACCACGCTCAAAAACGTTTTCAATTACAGCCAAAAGAAGAAGATGGCGTTACTATGCCTAATGATATATTCAAACCTGCCATAGGTGATGAATATTCAGTCTACAATATGCAAATGCCTAACGCTTACATCAGCGACAACACTACGAAGTCAGGTGCAAGTTGGGATATGATGAAAGAAGCGAGCAAATACCTATACGAAAATCGCACCGACCTCTTTACGTTTACTGGTGATTTAGACGGTATATGGGCAAAGAAGAAATGGGCAAACATAGGCGGGCGACTCAAAATGGGCGCATATATCAATTTTTCCGATACCGAGTTCCAACGTACCCCCGTGTCTATTCGTATCGTTGGGCTCAAAGAATATGTAAATAACCCCTATAGCCCACAAATAGAATTATCCAACAAGGTACAAGGACACTCTTTTGCCTCCGAAATGCGAAAACTCCAAAACCAAGAAGTGTATTTTGGAGAACTCAATAAGCGCACTATATCTGAGACTAAACGAAGCTGGAGAGACGCACAAGAAACTATAAAACAAATAGAAAAGGCTTTTCCTGAGTACACCAAAAGCATTGTCCCTGCCACCGTACAAACGATGATGGCTCTTATAGGCAATAAGTCCACCCAGTTCGATTTTGTAGTCTCAAAAACAAACCCTATAAAAGCACCTCACACTCTCTATTTCGATAAAAACACCAAACAAATCAATGCAGGTAGCGGGTGGCTCAAACATTTTACACTTGGCACCACCGACATAAGCCCCAATCGTGACGCTAATAGCTATAAATATTGGAATATCCCCGCTTTCGTATCGGGGCGTTTGGACGACAAATCCAAAACCTACTACCTATACATCAAAGCAAGCAAAAACGATGAAACCTCAGAATTTATTCTATCAGAAAACAAGATAGATTTAGAACAAGAAGCGGGCTTTTATCATTTCCTATACGCCACCGTTAATTCAGAATACGAAGGTGAGAGAGGTATCGCTAAACTCAATGGATTTACTGAAATCACAGGCGGACAAATCAAAACTGACAAAATTACATCAGGGAACGGGCAACAATATATACATCTATTTGATGACCATATAGAGATAAAAGCAAACCTTAAAATAACAGATGGCAACAAAACCGAGATAAAACAGATTATTAATCCTGATTTGCTTTCATTGGAGAATAGACTCAAACAATATTCTGATGAAAATATTGCTAAAGGGGAGATATACCTAAGGGGTACAGGATTAAACAGACACGCTGCGCCTATTATTCAGATTAATGGACAAAATGTAGTTCCTAACAATTACAGAGGGCTATGCCTTGTGGTTATTCGCCGTTCAGATTTACAAGTGATATTTCAACAAAGCTATGACACCTATATTAATGAAAATGAAGCATTTAATAAACTATCTGATAAATTAAATGAACTCAGCAGTGATGTATTAGTGGCATTGGTGTCAAGAGATGCAGCGTTCCAAAATGAAAATCACGTGAGTCAAAAATTAAAAGAAGCACTTATGCGCTGTGGAGCTAATAACGATAATTCAAAATATGTAACACGAATGCCTTATGCCTTTTTAGGTATTCCTAACATCGGAAAAGGCAACGGTATTGAGGTTTACACATCAATAAGTGACACAGCTCCTTATGCTGAGATTGCTACTAAAATCATCAATGGCACACCGCAAGGAATCAATAATGTTTTCACTGGTATGTTACAAACCGCTAAAACTGCTACCGAAGCATACGCTCGTGCACAAGCAGAACTCACCAAAACACAAGCTATAGCAGCAGCCGACGGCAAAATCACAGAAGCAGAACAAAGGCAAATCCAGCAACTCCAACAGAAACTCCAAGAAGCTAAAACATTTGCCCAGCAAAAGGTGGACGAGTTGAATATTGGGGGAAGAAATCTTATAAAGGGAACAGCTAATTTTATTGTAAAAGAAGAACCGTATTATTTGTGGCCAAATTACGCAGGCAATGCTGGGATTGTATCTGAAACTTTTAGAGGAAATAAGGTTATTAAACTTATCTATAACTGGCAAGGGTTTCAATGTAGAACGACGTTTGAAAGTAGACCTACAACCATTTCATTTTGGGCTAAAACAACAAAAGAAAATATTCGTTTTCACTACGTTGTAGGCGTTAGTGCTGTTACTTTCCCAGACGGAGTAAATTTAATTGCTGACGGGCAGTGGCACAGGTATACATTTTATGGTGAAAATGGAATTGTAACTTTTGATGATGCTAGTCACGGTTTTGTTGAGTTTCAGTGTACCACAAGTGACAAACATATTGAGGAAGTGTTGGTGTCTTCTTTTAAAATTGAATATGGCAACAAAGCCACCGACTGGACTCCTGCACCTGAAGACGTATGGGATACAATGGTAGATTTAGGTATCATTGATAAAAATGCAACGAACCTCACAGAAGCCGAAAAAGCAAATGTTAAGTTTATCAATGGTATGTTTAGTAAAGGCGCTGATTATACCAATGGCACAGAGGTAGTAAAAAATACAATTACTACTGGTGCTTTAACCGTTGGAAATACATTAGGAGGCAATGCTGGTATCAATGGGGCAGGGCTATCGGGTGAGTCTACACGTTTCTTTGCTGGAGCTAAATACGAAAAAAAAGAAGAGGCTCCTTTTAGAGTACAAGACGATGGCACACTTTTCACTTCTAAAATCAAAGCAGGTGGAGGAGAAATAACCGGTAATTTAAAATTGATTGGCTCATTGTATACAGGGCAATGGGACGAAAAAAGCAATAAGGTAAAAGATGGCACAGCGTATACAGGTAGTGGTATTGTATACCGAAAAGATAGTGAAAAACTTTTAGCTCGCTTTGGTGGTATAGCAGGTAATATATATGGTAATTCTCAAGATATAATAAATATAGATAGACCAGCATTGAGTGCTAAAGGATTTGTAGATGAAACTTTTACAGGTATAAAAGTATTAGTACCTCCTCATCCTAATGATTATATAGACACTACTACTTTTTATTCTAACAATCGTGCTCTAAAAATATATGGTGACACTCTATCATTTGGTGCAAATTCTCATTTTGAATACTCATATTATGGAGTTGCTGCAAGTGATACCATTATGAATTGGATAGGTGTAACTCATAAGTTTGTTTTTACTAATGTATCTACTGATTTCAACTTAGTGTATCTGCCAAATTACACAACTATGTCTAATAAATTAAGAAATATGGGGATACCGGTTGTCTCACGTAACAACCTATACCCTTACTATGAACTTACAATAATAATGGCGTATAAAGACCAAGTTGGGAATAAAAGAATACGTGTACAAATAGAGCCTGCAGGGGGCGGAGGGTTGATAACCAATGATGGAGATATTTTAAGTTACATAGATATGGGAAGTGGAGATGTATTAACACTTGCTTGTAGTCCTGCTGCATATTACATAAAAAGTCATAGAAGTTAAAAATAACTATACAAATATAAACATTATGCAAATCATTCAAAAAACAATCCGCATTACAGCACAAGAAAATGTGCAAGGAGTTACAATAATGTACTCTTATGAAACTGAAAACGACAACAACCCTATGGCTGTTGCTTTCTCAGTAACTCGTGAACAGTCATCTAACTATCCAATAATTCAGGGGACAGTTACTGCTAACGATTTTAATGTTCAAAACTCCAATTTTCAAGGAAAAGACATTGAACTCTACAAGCACATTCACGAGGCTTGTGTTCCCATTATTAATGGTACAGAAAAACAAAAGTAATTATTAACACAAGGTAAAAGGTAGGCAATTACAATCTTACCTTTTACCTCTTATATCTTACCTAAAAATGACCTTACAAGAACTACTTGCACTACCAGAAGCCGAGCGTATTGCCGAGCTCAAAAAATATCCAGCTAATCGTCCCGATACCCAATTACTCCTAAAAGATTGGGACTATACTAAGCACGATATTTTCGACCCTGAATTGCGCCCAAAACGAAAGGTGCTTACCCAAGAGGCAACCTATAATAAGGACGGCACAATTCATACCCCAGCAAAATTCAATGATGAAGAAGTTAATCGCCTCGCTCTACCATTAGAACAGGATATTGTCAATATTCATACCGCATTCACGGTAGGTACACCTCCTAAAATCACGGCAAACACCGATAAAACAGAGCAAGAAGAATTATTTAAACTTCTAACTGACCTACACAAGCGCAACAAGCTAAAATACGATAACAAGCGTATAGTTCGCTCTTGGTTCTCTGAATGCGAAGTAGCTGAATATTGGTACGTAAAACCCTCAAAGGAAGATGACCCCAATCCTACTTATCGTCTTAAGTCTATGATATGGTCGCCCTTTCGTGGTGATACCCTATACCCATATTACGATGAGTACGGCGACCTTATAGCATTCTCCCGTGAGTACAACAAAACGGATAGCAAAGGCATACAAACCTCACGACTAATGGTCATCGATAACCAAAATGTAACAATTTACAGCAACGGCGCACAAACAGAGAAATATCAACACGGATTTTCCAAAATACCTGTTATTTATATGAAGCGTGAGCGACCTCTTTGCGATAAAATACGTACACTTCGTAATCGTCTTGAGTCGCTCTTATCCAATTTTGCCGATTGTCTCGACTACAATTTCTGCCCCAAATTAGTAGCTTCAGGCGATGTGAAAGGCACTCGTAATAAAGGAACGGGAAGCGAGATAATTCAACTTGAAAACGATGCCCAAGTGGCCTACCTCACTTGGCAACAGTCCCCTGATATGGCAAAATTAGAGTTTGATAATCTCACCTCCCGCTGTTATGCCCTAACTAACACCCCACAAATTACATTTGAGGCTTTGCAAGGTATCGGCAATGCCTTCAGCGGTAAGGCATTTAAGTTTATGTTTATGGGTACGCATATGGCAGTGAGCAATCACGCTGAGACTGTAGAAGAGTTCTTGCAACGTCGTATCAACTTCCTATTGTCTGCAATAGTAAGCCTCATTCCTAAATACGCCAGCATTGCCAAACAAACACAAGTCAGTATAGAGATTGTACCTTATATGATTGACAGCTTAACCGAAAAGATAGCCGACGCCGTTAGCGCCGTGCAAGGAGGGGTAGCTTCACGTAAAGAAGGTGTTATTTTAGCAGGTATCACTGACCGCGTAGATGAAGAACTCGCTCAAATAGAGAAAGAAAAAGGAGAGGAAGTGTTTAAGGATTAGCAAAAATGAACTTAGAAAAGTGGAATGAATATCACCAAAACCAAACCGAAAGGGACGTTTCTAAACTCCTTCATCTATTTGATGAGGTGCTAAAAATGGTAGTGATGTACTATGGGTTGCAGACTATCAAAGATGAGTTCTTTTCCTTTACCTTGTACCCTGTACTGAACAATAAAGTAAAATCACTCTTTGAAAAGTTTAACAACGTATTTTCTCAAAAGATGAATTACTGTATAGACAAGCACTACCAGCTATCTAAGGACAAGTTTAAAGACGTGTTTACTAACATTCATCATTCACAAAAAGGGGAAGATACTCTACAAAGCCTTGTGATGAAAGAAAAGAAGCGTATGCTTTCAGGTAAGGTGTGGAACTTAACACAACAGTATCGCACTGAAATAGAAATGGCATTAGATGTAGCCATACACGAGGGAACACCAGCTAATCAGCTCACATCTGTACTAAAGAAGTACCTACAAAACCCTGATACCCTTTTCAGAAAGTACCGAGATAAAAACGGTATTTTACAACTCTCGCAAAAAGCAAAGGAATATCGCTCAGGACAAGGAGTATATAGGAGTGCGTACAAGAATGCCGAACGCTTGGCACGTACAGAGATAAACATAGCCTATCGCACCGCCGATATAGAACGCTGGCAAAGTATGGATATGATAGTAGGCTACGAAATCAAGCGAAGCAAGCACCCTCACGGTTGTGAAATATGTGATATGATGAAAGGTATATACCCTAAGAGCTTCGTATGGGTAGGTAATCACCCAAACTGCCGTTGCTATATGACCCCTGTATTCAAAAAAGATATAGCAGGGAAAGAAATCACCATAAAAAACAAGCTCACCGAGTGGATATCAGACAACGAAAATAGAATAACCAACGCTAAGGGTATACCTATGTTTCTATGGGGCATAGATAACCAAAGTAAGGGCGTTTCGCAAAAGGTTATACAAGCAATACAGTTTTTTTCTAAGAAAAAACTACCCTAAATTTATGTACATTCAAGGTAGTTAATGAGCTTCGGGATACTATACCGCCATTACGCTCTGGTGGGCGTTGCCCCTGCAAAAGTTCAATTAAGCCCTTTTGCATTGCAAAGGTACAAAAATATTTTCACTAAAAAGCCCCTTAATTGGGGCTTTTTTATTGAATGATAGCACACTTTTTTCAATCCAAGCCATAGATAAACTTGTAAAATTATCTATAACAAAAAAATACTAACTTTTTCACAACACACAAATATACAACCTAACACCTACCCCCTTATCTTTGCATTATAAAATAATAGTACTAAAAATCAATATTTTATGTTTAAAGAAAAAATTCTCCAATTGCTCAAAACTAAGTATGCAGCATTAGGGTTGAGCGCGCAAGTGCTTGAAGGAGTAGCTACTAATTTAAGTACTTTCGTAACCGAAGAAGCACAAGTAGAACCAGCTGTTGCTGGGGCTGAATCTATGCTAAAACATCTCCAATCATTCGCCGATAGTCGAGTAAACACTTTCAAAAACGAAAGCGAAAAATATAAGAAAGAAGCTGAGGATTGGAAAGCTAAATTTGAAAAGGATAAGGAGCCCACTGACACGCAACCTACACAAGGGGGCAATCAGCAACAACCTAATTCCGAACTCGCCACCGTGCTCGAAAAACTCAACGCACTGCAAGACACGTTTGCAGAGTTCCAAAAAGGTCGTACCTCCGAAACCCTCAAAGAACAATTCGTTAGGGCAATGAAAGAGAAAAACATACCCGAAAGTTACTACACCCCAGCACTCGCAGGGCGTGAATTTGCTGACAATACTGCCGTTGAAACTCTTACTATAGAAGTAAGTAACGGCTTTGAAAAGCAAAAACAAGAACTTGCTGACTTAGGTTTCTCTTACTCTAAAGCTCCTGACAACCCAGACACTCCTCTTAAAGAGGAAGAGGCTCTTGCTAAACAAATCGAGCAAGACACTCAAAAAATAGTGGAAGCTCAAAAAAAAGCAACTGCTACAAATCACTAACATTAAATAATAAACAAAATGCCAGCAGGAATTAAGTATGACCTTAAAGGTCAAGAAGTAGAGAAAGAACTCTACAATGTAAAAACAGGCTACCGATTGGCAGGAGGTTTTAATCTTGAAGACAATGATATAGCAGAGGGTACTTATGTACCTGTATTAGCTCCTTTGTCTGTGGATTTTAAAACCCGTATTGCCAAAGTATCAAAGGCTGTAAAAGCTACTGAAAACATTGACAATACTACCCTAAAAATCCAAAAGGGAAGCCTTGTTAAAAAAGGTATGCACATTGGCAACGGCACGAAAGGCGCAACCATTTCAGCCATCGACACTACCAATGCCAATTACGACACCCTTACCCTGTCAGCTACCATTGACGGGGTAAAAGCAGGAGATGTCCTCTTTGAAGCCAAAACCGTAGCAGGTAAAGAAGTCAAAAATCCCGCTAATTTCCTTAACTATGCAAGGGTAAAGAAAGAAGCAGGGGCAACTGTTACCGCTCTCGGTCAGGCGTATGAAATCCAAACAGAAAAGCTCTACACCCCCGTATCGGAACAAGATAAGGCAACGCTTGGGGCAAGATTTATGTTCATTTAAAACTCAAACACTATGATTTTAACATTAGAAAAACTTTTTAACAGCCCACTTATCATTAAGGCGGTAATTGATAGGGTAATGCAAACTACCCTTGACACTATCGTATGGAAACGATATTTAGATTTTGAGGAAACCAAAACACGTTTGTTCAAAACCTATCTTGGTACCGTTACGGGTGTGGTTATGGGTTCAGTGATTGACAAGAACTCTAACAAACCTATCCGTGAGCGCAAAACGCTTGGCAGTGGTACTGGTGAGGTTGCCGACTTAGGGAACTCTTTCCAAATGGACAATGAACGCCTTAGTATCGTGCAACAACTCATCGACAAGTACAACCAAGCAGGGGCAGGACAACCTGCTGTACTTACCGAAATCATCAACTACCTTGCAGATGACATTCGTCAATGTACTCTTGCGCCTCATAAGCGTATGGACTATGTTGTGGGACAACTCATATCTACAGGAGTAGGTGAGGTCAAATTAGACGACAACAAAGAGGGTATTACCCTTATGAAAATGGAACTCCCTGTAATGAAGTTTGACCCTACAACTGCCGAAAAACCTAATTTCATCGCCTACTTGCAAAAGATAGTCGAAGAAACTCGTGCTAAAGTAGGTACATTTGCTCTTATGGAAATGACACGTAGCACTTTCAACAAGCGCATTGTAGCTTCTGATGAGTTCAAAAACACCTACAAAATGGTATTAGGCAATGCACAAATAGGCGTTGCAGGGGGTATCATTACCGAAGCGATGGCGAACCAATTACTTACCGGTATAGGATTACCTCCTCTTCGTATTGTAGAAGACTACGTGGTGAAAGAAGATGGTACAAGTACTAACATCTTTGCCGATGAGCGTATTGCCTTGTTGCCAACTACAAAAATAGGTAAGATGATGTGGCATCAACCTTACGAGCTTGTTGACCGTGTTCCCGATAGAACCTACACTGTATTAGAGGGTGGTCATTTTATCACCACTAAACGTACAGAAGAAGGTCGTTTTGTGGAATATGGTTGTGAGTGGATACCAAACATCACCGCTCCTCAGCGTATGGCAATCATCAACACTTCTAAAATGGGATAATATGACAAAAAAGGATTATTTCCGTCAAAGGTTTGCCTCTTTGGGGCTTTCTCTCACTGAGGCTGACCTTTTAGATTTAAATGTCCCAAATTTAGAAGGCGAAGCTAAAAGCGAAGAGCAGGAACAAATGTACATTGCTTTTATTAAGTTTATACCGCAAATACTCTTGCACCCAACCTCAATATCTGAAGGAGGCACAAGTATATCACGAGCAAACAAAGATGATATTATAGCATTCTATGGTAACGAATGTAAGCGGTTAGGACTTAAAGACGAACTTTCTAAGAAACCAAGAGTGATATTTTTATGATATTAGATAATGGCACAATACAAGTACAAACCATAGTAGGAGGCGGACTTGTGGACGGCATACCTCAATCGGGGGTATCTGAATGGAGCGAGCCTATACCTTGTCATATTGTAGCAAACACTCTTAATCAGCGAGGAGTGTTTAAGGATAGTACTTTTACACAAAGCTCTTTTACTGTGTGGTTTGATTATGGTTTGTATGTATTCAGTGCTAAGAGGGTGCGTCTCATTAACAACAAAAATGAGGTATTAGGAGAGTTTGAAGTACAAAGCATTGAGCACGCCGATTTAGTGGGTAGAACAAAAATCACTGTATAATGATAGAAGGAAAGCTAAACATTACCTTTGATAAAATCAAAGAAAAGTATATCAATGAAGCTACAAATAAATTCATTGAGGTTGGCGAACGATGTATCATTGAAGCACGAGATAATGGGGCATATACCGATAGAACAGGCAACCTTCGCAATTCTGTAGGTTATGTAGTACTCATTAATAGTGTAGAAAAATCTAAAAGTAACATTTCTGCACTAAACCAAAAACTTATAGAGGAGCTAAAAAACAAATATCCTAAAGATTTGGTGCTTATAGTGGTTGCAGGAATGAATTACGCTGCTTACGTCGAAGCTAAAGGTTTTAATGTGCTTTCATCTGCCGAGCTAATAGCTAAAAACATCTTAACAAAACTCTATTCATAATGAAAAAAGGAGGTACACAAATTGAAAAAGACGTCTTTGACATATTCAAAGATGAAATAAAAAGATTCATTAAAGGCGATGTGTATCTGCAAGGTACACGCCCTCACAATTCTAACAAGGAAGATTGTGTAATAGGATATCTTACGGGTATCAATAATGATGTACAACAAGGCAAAATTAACATCAACTTCTATGTACCTAAAATCAATATAGGAGCGCAAAAGAATGTAAAAAATATTGCACGTATCTTAGAGATTGAAGATTTTATGAGCCGTCTCGTACAGCGCGCCCCTGATGAATATCTTTTTGTACAAGAACAAACCATCAATAGCTTTGAGGAAGATAGCAATCAAAACCTTGTAAACGCTCAAATCCTCTATAAACGTTTTAGTATTAATAATTAAAAAAACAAAACATTATGGCAAATATTATAAGCTGGGGGAAACCCAAATTAGAATACGTCAAGTTGGAGAATGGCGAAATGCCACAAACACCCACTTGGAAAGCGTTTCCTACACCTGTTGAAAACTCGACAAAGTTAGAGACAGAAGAAGGAGATAGCAAAGAAGCTAAAGTAGAAGGTGGTGAAATTATTGCTACCCGTAAGAACGCCAGCAAGTATAAGTTGGAGTTTGAAATCTACGAAACAGACGACCTTGTTATACCTATTCCAGATGAAGATGGTATTATCCTTGACCAGTATGCTGTGAGACTTTCACCTGAAAACAGTAGCGCAAAAGGTTTTATAATGGATAAAACCAATGTCTCATCTGTAAAAACGTGGGACAGTGAGATAGGAGGTAAAATAAAATATACCTTTACGGCTCTCAAACCCAAAACAGGCAAAATGCTCAAAGAGTATAACGGATAATCAAACGTTAGGTACAGGGGTTAGGTAATAAGCCTAACCCCAAAACCTACTCTAACAGACTTAAACAATGGACATACAGCAAAAAACTGCAGAAACCATACTACAGCAAACGCAACCTGTAACTATATTAGGAAGCACCTATCACGTACCACAACCTACCCTTGCAACCCTTATTCTTGTATCTCAGGAAATCTCCCATATACCAATGGAAGAACTCAATAGAGAAAGGGCATTAGGAGAAGCTTTTCAAAAAGCACCATATGGGAAACACATCGCTCGTGCTCTTGCTATAATGATACTTGGAGCTCCCAACCCTAAAATAACCTTGTGGGAACGACTCAAAAAACTATTCAGCAACCACAAAAAACAACTTCAAGTCCTCACTAATAAAATACTATATCAACTAAGCATACAAGATACAGGCACACTTTTAATTCAGCAACTTGGCAAAATGCAGACTACCGATTTTTTTATGCTTATCACTTTCCTCAACGAAGCGAATCTGCTAAAACCGACAAGGAAAGTGAGCGAAACGACAGTGTCTGGGCAATAGTCGGTGGATTTCTAAAACAATATCCTAATATAACTTTTAATGAGGCTTTGTATGAAATATCCTTTGCTAATATAATGCTCTACAATAGTGTAATACCTGAATATTATTCTGTTGATGAAAAGGACAAAGGGAAGGTTGTTACAGACAAAAGCCCTGAATATAACAAAGAATTAGAAAAACTAATAAATCAATCTTAATAAATGAATAAACTACTAAAATGGCTACTCAAAGCCAAGATAAAGATAGCGATATGGGCTACACCTTTGGTTTTGCTCTTCTACTTTGATGATAAGATACATCTAAGAGATAGGGTGTATTACTTTTTTGTTGCTTTCTTTAAGAGCATTCCATTGCTGTTGTTGTATGCTTATTTTTCAACTGATAGAGAACAAAACGCTATATTTTATGCAAGCATAGGGGTTTTGTTACTCCTTGATATGTTAGCTGGAGCTTGGTATCACTTTAAGAAGGGAGATTTCGATTTTGTAGACCTCTTTAAGGGGACAATTACTAAGATGTTGCTTATTGCAATAGCCTTTATATCTTTATCGCTTTTAAATATACCATTGAGCAGGTCGGGGTGGGGTAATGCGTTTGAAATTACTATACAAATGATATCTTTATTATACCCTGTTAAGGATATTGTAAAGAATGTTTTCGTACTTTCAAAAGGTAAGTTTCCTCCTGAGTTCTTTATGAGAACCTTATACAACTATGAAAAGAGTGGGAAGCTAAGGGAGTTTTACGAAAAAGTAAACAGTGGTATTATTCCTGAAGAATTAAACAAAACAGGCGAACAACAATGACACCAAAGGAATTTATAAAGCAATACAAACCATTTGCTCTTGAAACAGAGCGCAAAACGGGTATATCGCACCTCTTTATTTTGGCACAAGCAGCGTTGGAAACTGGTTGGGGAGAGCGTGGCGTTGGTAATAACATTTTCGGTATAAAAGTACCTAAAAACCTTGTTAGCAGCACGCCGAATGAAAAAAAGCAATTGTTACGTACTAATGAAGTGTTATCGAGTGCAAATGCTGTATTTCCTAAGATATTTAGCATTAAGAAGCGAGCAGACGGCAAATACACTTATGTCGTGTTAGACTGGTTCAGGAAGTACGACACGCCAGAAGAATGCTTTACAGACCACGCGCAATTCTTTTTCAAAAACAAACGATACGCTAAGGCGTTGTTAGTAAGAAGCGACCCGTATAAGTTTGCTGAGGAGGTCGCAAAGGCAGGGTATGCAACCGCTATCAACTATGCTGATAGTTTAAAGAAAGTGATTAAAACGATTGAAAGTTATGAGAAAGTATAATTACATAAGAATACTAAGAGCTTTCGGAGTTATCGGATTGGTGCTCGTATTGCTCGTCCTATTAGGTTGCAGGACTCGTAAGGTAGCCACTACCGAGCAAAAGCAGGTACAAAAAGAGCGTATTATAAAGTACAAGGATAGTACGGCTCTTTTTCAGCAAAACGAACAAACCTTGCAACTCGATACACACGCCTCGCAAGAGTACGAGGTAACAGTGGAGAGCGATAAGGATAGTATAGGCAACAGCAAGGAACTCACGTACACTCGCATTCGTGATGGCAATAATGAAACTATAAGGGTAAGAGGTGGAAAGGTGAAGATTACGACTAAGAGAGCCCTATCCAATAGCCAAATAGTGGCAAATACTACCATTACAAGTACTATAAGCACAACTAATAATGAATTACGTAATACAGAAAGCACAACGGCTTTTTCTCAGAAAACAAAAGATGTGAAAAGTTCCTATTTATACCTTATTGCTATTATCATAGTACTATTGGTAGTCTTTTACTTTATACGGGACAAACTCAAACGCTTTTTGAAGTGATTTTTTTCTTAATTGCACGAGAAACGCCTCTTTATAGGGGCGTTTTTACTACAACCTTAATACACTATAACAATGAACACCAGCGACGGAACTATGGACTTTGAAGCACGTTTACGACTTGATAATTTAGAACGTGATTTAAATAAAATGCAACGACTTTTCAATGAGTCTATGCAAAGCTCACAGCGAGAAACCAATAAACTACAACAGTCTATTGATACCCTTGCTAAGGGAGCATTAGCGTTCTTTACTTTTTCACAAGCAAAGGCTTTTGTCAATCAAGTAATCGAGGTACGCTCCCAATTCCAGCAACTCGAAATATCTTTTGGCACTATGCTCAAAAGTAAGGAAAAGGCTAATGCGCTAATGTCACAAATGACAGAACTTGCTGCTAAAACCCCATTTAGTTTGCAAGAAGTATCAGAGGGTGCAAAACGTCTGTTAGCTTTTCAAGTGCCCGCTGAAGAAGTAACCGAAACGCTTAGGCGTATGGGAGATGTAGCCTCAGGGCTTGGAGTACCTATGGGGCAACTTATTCACGTATACGGGCAGGTGAAGGCACAAGGGCGTTTACTCACTAATGACTTGTATCAGTTTATGAATGCTGGTATTCCTATCATAGCCGAATTGAGCAAGGTAGTAGGCAAGAGCGAAACCGAAATCAAAGAAATGGTTTCTGCGGGCAAAATAGGATTTACCGAAATACAAGCCGTTATAAAGAATATGACCAATGAGGGCGGTCTATTCTATAACCTAATGGCAGAGCAGAGTAAATCATTAGGCGGTCAAATATCCAATTTAAAGGATAACTTTCAACAGGTACTTAATGAGATAGGAAAAGCGTCTGAGGGTATAACTTCAGGAGCTATTTCTGCGGTTTCTTTCTTAGTAGAGAACTATCAGACATTAGGAAAGGTAATAGCGGGGCTTATCGGTACTTATGGTACTTACAAAACTGCTATTATTGTACATAATGCCATTATAGCTTTAAATACCCAGCTTACTAATGGTTGGACGGTTGCACAACTCGCTCAATACAGGGGGCTTTTGCTGTTGGAGAAAGCCCAAAAACTTCTCAATGCTACAATGCTTGCTAATCCTTATGTATTAGTTGCAACAGTTATAGGGGGACTAATAGCAACTATGTGGATATTAAAAGATAGTACCGACGCTAATGCTGAAGCAACCGAAAGACACAACCAATTGCGCAAGGAACAAGCAGACCTTATTGATGACGAAAAAAACAGAATTAATGGACTAATATCTACTATTCAAGACGAAACTAAATCGTGGGACGAAAGAAATAAGGCTTTTTTAGCGTTAAAAAGTAGCACAGGTAGCGTGCTTGATAAATACACATCTCTCAATCAAGTATTGAGAGAAATGTCCCAAGTACTGAAAGACTTAAATGGACGTTATGAGACAATGAATGAAAATATGTCTCGTGACGCAATAGGGAAAACTCAAGAAGCAATCAAAGCTAAAGAGTCACAAATAGATAAGTTGATAAAAATGCAAGCGTATGACAGTCGATTTGCTATGAGTACTCAAAGAGAAATCAACCGTCTAATAAAAGAAGTTGAAAGAGACAAGTTAGTACTCCAAAAACAACAAAATGTTGTAGTAGGTATTGATGTGAGTCAATTTGCAAACTCTCTCAATGGTAAAAGTAAGGCGGAGTTAGACAAGATAAGAAAGCAAATTGATGACGCATATAATAGTAAAAAATCGCCATCAACAGGTAGTAATTTCAAGATAACAGACGATATTCAAAATCCTTTTCTTAAATACGACTTTAACGAGTTGGGACGTTTCAATCAGGCATACAAAGAACATATAAAAATGATTGAACAAGCTAAAAAGCAAACTACTGATTTCGTTGCAAAGAAGAATGAGATTTTAGTCCTACAAAAACAGATAAATGAAGCAGAGGCAAGAAATAAAAAAGGCACGAATATAAGTACTGAGGAATTAAATAAATTAGACGAAAAAAGGGCTAAATTAAAAACACTTCTTGAAGAGTACAAGAAGGGGACAGGAGATGATTTATCAGCCAAAAGCAATACCCCAAAAAGAACTACCAAAAAAGAAACCCTCCCTGATTTTGACACTGAAAAAGCCCAAAGAGACCACAACCGCCAAATTCAAGACGACCTTTTTGCTCGTGAAGAGTCGCGTATCAAAATAATGAAAGACGGAGCGGAAAAACGCCTTGCTATCATTCAATTGGAATACGACAAGCAAGAAGAGGAGATTAGAAGGCGTTCAGAAGACCAGCTAAATGCATTCATCGAAACCGAAAAACAAAAAGCAGAAGCACAAGGCAAATGGAAAAAGGGACAAGCCTTTGATACCAATACTCCTGCTATCAATGCCGAAAAAGCACGCCTTGCTGAAAGCGAAAAGACACTTTTAGCTGACAATGCCGAGTATCAACGTATTCAGCAAGAACAAGTGTATAAGGACTTGTTAGAAAAGTACCAAACCTACACCGACCAACGCAAAGCTATTGAGGAGAAATACAATGCCGATATTACCGCTTTGCAAGCTAAATTAGGCGCAGACGCTCCACAAGTCAAAAAAGCACAAGATGAAAAAGCACGAGAACTCAAAAAGTTGGATATACTCTACAAAAAAGAGGGTACAGCCATTGCTAAACTCTTTGAGAATATGCGCAAAAAGACCATCAAGGAAATACGCCAAACCATAGCAGAGGCAGAAGCTGAAATAGACCGGTTGGCGAGCAACCTTGATATGGGTGATAAGGATAATGTAGAATATATCCAAAGCCTACGCCAGCAACTTGAACAAACAAGAGAGACAGCCGAGCGTAGCGATACCGTTTTTGGCAAACTCGGTACAAACATCAAAAATCTATTCAAAGCCAAACCTAATACCGCTGAATGGCAGGAAGCGTTCAACGGTATGTTGTCGTCGGCACAATCAATCACAGGACAATTTGGACAGTTAGGGCAAGAGTTTGAGCGATTAGGACAAAGTACAGGTAACTCATCATTAGAGAAATTAGGACGTACTTTACAAAACACAGCAAACTTACTTAATAAAACTCTTTCTTTTGCTCAAATGGGTGCAAGTGTAGGAGGGGGTTGGGGGGCTCTTATTGGTGCTGTTGTAGGTTTAGGAGTAGGAGGTTTAGAGGGGGCTGCAAAAGAGCGTTTAGCTCACGAAAAAAAATTACAAGAAATAGCTCAGTCAAAAATAAACCAACAGAATGAATACAACCGACTACTTTGGGAAGAGAAGATGTTACACAAAGAAAATACATCTATATTCGGCACGGAAGACATCAATAACGCTTTGAGTGATTTAAAAGAATACAACATACTGTGGAACGATTTAGAGCGCAGGATGGGTTTTAATCTAAAAAAACGTTATGAGGACGCTGGCACAAGTTTCCGTAGTTATGGATATCGGTCACCTAACAGGGAAGGCGATGATTATCTTGGGTTAGAGAATATTAAAATTGCAACAGGTAGTTATACTACAGGAGCTTGGTTTTGGAAAAAATCTCATACTGAATATAATAGTCTACTTTCAGTGTATCCACAACTAATTGATAAAGCAGGAGAATTTGATGTAAACTTAGCTAAAAGCATTGTCAATAACAAGGAGTTTGAAGGAACAGGGAAACAAGCTCTACAAACTATCATACAACAGTATGAACAAGCATTAGAAGCACAAAAAAAGTTTGATGAATATCTTAATAAAACCTTTGGGGAAATGGGCACTTCTATAATAGATAGTGTTGTCGATTCGTTAAAAAAAGGAGAAGACGCTTTTGAAAACTTTTCTAAGTCAGTAGGCAACATTATTAGCAAACTCGGTAAGCAGTTAATGTATGAGTTGTTTGTTGCGAAAGATTTTAAGGAATTTCAAAAGAAAATGCACAAAGTAGCGGGAGATGGGAATGTTAATAGTGAAGAATATGCTAATGCTACTGCGAATCTTATAGCAGAATTTTCCAGTAGGATGAAAGGCAAAATCGGTGAAATGCAACAATTCTTAAAAAATTGGAATGAAATGAGTAGTAATTTAGGTTACGATTTTCTAAATGAGCAACGCCAAGCGGTAGAGAAAGGTTTTGCAAGAATGTCTCAGGATACTGCTGAGGAGTTAAGCGGGCAGTTTAGATTAATGACAGAGCTACAAAAACAAACAAAAGATGGTGTTGTTCAAATATCTGAGCGCACAAGGTTTCTTTCTGAAGATTTGAAGAACTTACACGCTATGTCGGCTCAACAGTTAAAACATCTTGCGGGAATTGAAGTAAACACTTTTCAGTTGCACGATATGCGAAAAGACCTTACGGGGGTTAAGACAATATTAAGTGATATGCAGACAAGAGGAATTAAAATGAGATAATAGAAAAGCCCTCTTAATTGAGGGCTTTTCTATTATCAATGCGTAAGTGTAATATCGTTTGTCTTTGGAATAAATAGGATGCTACGAAAATTATATAATGTTAGTTTGTCTCGTTTTTCATTAATAATTCCTCTTATTTCACCCCCTAAACTACTTTTTAGTGTTAGATTAGGGTAGCTATATGAAAACTTTCCTTTTTCAGTGCGTGATACCTTTTGAAATTTTCCATTTTCTAATCCTGTTTCTATGACAATTAGTAAATATTCATCGTACGTAAAGGATAGATTAATATATTTTTCTTTATATTCATCCCCTTTGTCTTGTATATATGTCCAAGAAACTTTCAAATCATCAGGAACTATTTTCTCCTCACTTTTCGAACACCCCACAGCGAGCAGGGCAATCAGTAATAATACTATTCTTTTCATTGGTATATTAATTTTGTTTTGGGCAAAAATAGAAATATATTTAAAATCAATAATCATTGAAGAAAAAAAACACAGTGACAAGAAGTGTCTAATATTTTTATTATCAATAAATTAAAAGTTTATCCAAAAATAAAATACAAAAAAATCAAAAAAATATATACAATTTCATCTGTTTTTTATATATTTGCACCGTAAAAAATATATCTGCGGCAACAGATATATTTTAGGTAGTGGGATTTGTATTAAATTCTTTATAAAAATGAGAAATAAATATTTACCCGCGACAAAATTACAAACTTTTGTCCAATTCTGCAAGCGAAAGCTTGCAAAAAAAGATACATTCGTTACTGAATGTACTGAAAATGGGCTTGTTAAGTTCTTTTATGCTTTTGAAAACGCTAAAGAAAAGTTTAATTTAACTATGAAACTTTTTCCTCCACAATCAAGAAGTAGAGGCTTTGAAGCAAGTGTTTTTCAATCTTGTCTATTAGGTGAACTCCAAAATATTTTTCCTGAGAGATGGAAGTTTTGGAAATACAAACGATTTGTAATAACATTCTGCGGACACTCTTTCCTGTTTAAAAAGTTAAACAAAAAGGGTATGCCTATGAATATAAAAACAAATGCCAATCAGTCCATTATAAACCAAATGCAGACACAACTTTTTGACCCTACCGACTACGAAAATCCTATTGTGTTTTTCGGCTGGGAGAAAAGCAAGTCAGGTGATTTAATAAATCCACATTTCGTTTATATAGACGAGGAGCGAATAAAATGGAGACTTCGTAAAGATGAACTAACTTCATTAAACGCTCCTACTATTTTAGTGCCTAACGAAACAGAAAGATTGCTACCTAAAGTTAAAGAGCAATCTAAACGTAAAAAGGCTATTTAGTATTATTGTTGAACCGACAAATCCTACTACCTTATTTTTACAAAAACTAACGACTAATAACAAAAACACCTATGAAAGTTAATCACAATCAGCTTATCCTTGCAAGGGAATACAGAGGGCTGACGCAAACAGAATTGTCAAAAGCGGTGCAAGGGCTTTCACAATCTAATTTATCCAAGTTTGAAAAAGGACTTGGGGGGCTATCCGATGAGATTTTGGAAAAGATATTTAATGTATTGGAATTTCCTAAAGAGTTTTTTAAACGCAAAATTTCAGTAGACTTAGAGACATCTAACTATCGCAAAAAAAACACCATTCCAAAATCAATTATTCAAGACTTTGAAACATCTTGTACTTTCATCGGTTATATTATTGACGAAATGTCAAATTCTATTGATTATCCTGATTTCTCACTTAAAACCTTAGATATTGAAGACGGATATGCTCCTGAAGAGATTGCTCAATTCACACGTAAGGATTTTAGAATATTCGACAATGAACCTATTGAGGATATTTTTAGAATTATAGAGGATAAAGGAATTATCATTTATGAACTAAATGCTAATGAAAAGTTTGATGGTATATCGTTATTTACTAAAAAAGGATTTCCAGTAATAGTGCTGAATAAAAGACTTCCTAATGATAGGAAACGCTTTACATTAGCTCACGAATTAGGGCATTTGATAATGCACACAGCTTTTCCAGTACCAAATATTAGAGACAAAGAGCAAGAAGCAAACGATTTTGCTTCTGAATTTCTAATGCCTGAAAGAGCGATAAGGAACTCATTAGAGGGTCTTAAACTTTCAAGTCTAAGTGCTTTAAAAAGCTATTGGCTAACCTCAAAGGCTTCAATTATCAGACGCGCATACTCATTAGGGGTTATTAATCAAAATAAATATAAGTATTTTAACATTGAACTGAGTAGAATAGGAGAGAAGAAAAATGAAAAAGGAAATGTAAGTATAGACAAGGCTATAACGTTTGATGTGGCTGTAAAATTACACTTAAAAGAACTTGAGTACACTTATGACGATTTAGCAAATGCTTTTGCTCTTCCTGAAGATATTATTCAGAGATATGTATTAAAGCAAAATCTATTCTTAAAACCAAAATTAACCATAAACTAAAAAAGCCCCTTAATTGGGGCTTTTTCTATATCTGTATCTCCAATTTCTTTAAACGTTCCCGCTCTCTTTTAGCCTTATTCACTTGGTAGATAGCGGTAGTATTTTGATTAGTATGCGAAGCCAAAAGCATAGCCGTATCGCTGTCCAAATTATCAAGCATATAGTGTTTGAGGGCGTAGAAATCAGCTTCAATGCCTAATTTATCCTTTACGTGTCGCTTCCAAAATCTTGTTACAATCTCCGTATGCCCCATTTTCTTGTTAGGAACAAAATCAAGTGCAAAAAGGTAGTCGTTATTGCTTTTACACTTGTTGCATATCTCTTTCCAAAACTCTAATGCAGGGGATAATATCACCTTTGTACATCGTTTGTATTGCCCGCCTTTTTCAAGCAGTATGACGAACTCCTGTTTGTCCAAATCTACATCTTTGCGTTGTAATCTGAAAAGTTCGGTATTACGTGCACCTGAATATAGGAATATCATCATATACCTATAAAAGTTGGGATTAATAAATCGCACGTGGTTTTTTACTTTTGTAAGTTCATCAGCGGTAAGTATAGTACGGACTTCTTTAATCACCTTTTTAGGGTATATATCCCTCGTAATGTTACTTTCGCAGCATTCGTACTCTATTAGCTCACGGTATAAGCTGGAGAAGTATATCACAAACCTATTGTAATATTTGTCGGATAGTCGCAACCAGTCCAGCATTCGCTTTAAGTCCACCCTTCGCAAATCTTTAATTTTAACGGCTTGCAAATCGAGAGCTTCACACGCTTTTTCAAGTCTATTGATAGCGCATTGTATTTCGTATAGGTGCTTTTTAGTACCTACTTTTATTTCCAATGCACGCCTAAAAGCCTCAATAAAGTGCAATTCAGGGTAAAGACCCTCCTTGTGAACGCTCACGTACTTTTTGAGGATAGGATTAAAACCATTGTCAAGTTGAAGGGGAATGTTTTTAAGAAGAAAAGAAATCATCGCTTTTCGTTCCTCTATCGTATTAGGTCTGTTAGCCTTTTTTCGATAGGGGAAGCCCTTAGGGTATTTCTTTTCAAAACGAGGGTCAAAGAAAACGCATTGTACATACCAATCTTTATCCAAGTCTTTTTTAGTAGCTTTTTGCCAGTTGGCAGGGGACACCCATAGTTCGGAGTAGCTACACCCGTCCATTGTTTTTGTAACCATAATGTAATTATTTTAGATTGACGTTTACCTTGTCGTTTTTGAATAATTACAAATGGGATTACCGTACTAAAAATAAAAGGTAACGCTTTGAGTGGAAGTACGTTACCTTGTTGCTCCCCCTACTGGACTTGAACCAGTGACCCTCTGATTAACAGACGGGGCAGGTTGTAAGTTTAAATTTGTAATGTTCTTATTTTCAACGACTTTTAAAACGTCAAAAGTATGATTTTAGCTATTTTGTCTATATTTTACCTTGTCGGTAAGTTCATATATAATTCATTGTGTTAAAATACATTACACGCTTATTAATCGTAATTTTCTATTGTATGTAATAGTCGTTCCTTATAGGTGTATATATCGTCTAATGAGTCTATGAGAGTTCTACTTCTATTTCCATTGGTTTTAATATTTATTGGTTAAAATCTATCTAAAAAGCCATTCTTTCATAGAATGCGTGTGCTATTACCTGATAAAATCCTATTACATAGTTCATTCGTATAGTTTCCATTTCAAACGAAGGATTATTAAATTCAGGTAATGGGTCTGGTATAAGGTCTATATACCCTTCTTTCTTACTTCTTTTTACAATTTTTACAGTTCGTAACCCATTTTTGGTTACTATGGCGTATATTTCATTAGTAGGGAAATACTCCCACCACTCTTTAATTTCTTTAAGACCTATTACAGAACCACTTTTTATGCGTTTTGACATTGAGTTTCCTGTGAGCACACAAGCGAAGTCTGCCCCCGCAAAACTTGGAGAGCTGATAACAAATGAAGGTTTCACTTGTGAAAACATTTCAGGGGAATTAAAGCCTCCTGCAAAATCTACCTCATAGAAAGGTACTTTTACATTGGAAACCATATCATCAGTTATAAGCACTGGTAAAGAGTCGTCTTGTTCCTCACTCTCGTTATATTCGTTTTCTATTCTCTGAAAAAGGTTCTCAAAGGCTTCCAATATATCATCAGGCATATTCTCATCGCCATTGTCGTAGGCTTTGAGTTTTTTCATAGGTAAGTTGGTGAGTTCTTGAATGCGCTGCAAGGATAAATCATACTTATTGCGCTCAGTTCTTAGGTATGTTTCATCTTCTTCGTCTAATTCTTCTTGTTCAATCTTTCCTGTTAATATAGCTCCTTTATCAAATCCGTACAAATCGGCTAATTTTTCAGCAACTACTTTTCCTACCGCTTTTTTACCCGCCATTAGTGCAGATACATAAGATTGAGATACTCCTAAATCTTGCACAACTTCATATTGCTTTTTACCAAGTTTAGAAAAAGCCTCTTTTAGGTATAAATTAACATTACCATTTTGGTTATCTAAATTATTTTCCATACCTTTGCACTTTAAAAATTAAACATTTGTAGTTATGAATTGTAATAATGAAAAGCGAGCATTTGCACCTATGTCTGTAGAAACAGAGTTAAGTTTATATTGTGCTTTGAGTGACTTAATAGAAAAACATTCTTATTGCTCCCCTATAGTATCTCCTCATTTATCAGAACGATTAAGAAAATATATAAAAGAAAATCCTGAAAAATTTGAAAAGGAAATGAGTAAATACAACTCATATTCTGGTGATACTTCAGTAGAAAAACAAATTAAAAAAACACATTCTATATCCATTAAACCACCTACTTTTCAGGAATCAATGTTTGAAATCAGTAAAAGTCTGAATAATGAAAGAATTTCTAAAACGGAAACTAATACTGAATATGCTGTTATTATAAGTGTATCAGCATTAATTCTATCTTTTTTAGCTTTTCTATTCTCCCTTGCAAAGGGTTAGCAGCTTTTTTTATGCTATACACAAGTTCTAATATTGATGTTTTTTCTTCCTCTGTTGCAAATATATTTATATTTTCCAACTCATTTACTAATGCATTTATCATTAAATTTACTTTATCTACTGTTTTTTCAAAAAGAGACTCTTCAAAAAGTTTAACAGACAAAAGGCATTCTGCAGCCTCTAAATAAAAACGCATATAATCATTGTAATCTCTTAATTTTAGACACATTTCGGCAATATTCATTTTTATTTCAGACTTAATGTATATCTCCTGCAAGTTGCTACTGACTATTAAATTCTTTATGATATATTCTTTATTCTTAAGTTCATCTATTTTGCTTTTAAAATCTACCACACTAATTATTTGAATCCCCACTAAAAAGGTAACAATAACCCCTAAAAGGGTAGCCATAGCCCCAAAACTATCCCACGTAAAAGGACTAAATCTACACCAAAATAATAGTAATGTAACCACACTTATCAGCAGTGATAGCAGCGGTAATACATTTTTCTTCAAAAAATCTTTCACTTCAAAATATTAAAAATCAACTAATTATAAAAATATAACAAAAATAATCACTAAAAAAGTGATAAAATATTTGCATTATAACAAAAATGGTTATATCTTTGCACCGTAAAACTAAAACGTTAGAATTAACGTTGCAAAATTAATAAATAATATGAGATTAACAAATGAAGCAAGAAGTATTATTGTAAATAGTATGGCTGAATTCTCTATCGAGGTGGGTAAGCAGCCTGTAACTATTGGTCAGTGGCTGTATATGCGTCCTAATATGTTTTTGAAAATAGAAAATTACATCCCTTTAAAGAAATTCGTTCAAACTGACAATATAGATGATTTGTTTGAGTTTGAAAGTGAAGAAGAAAAAAAAGAACTCCTTAATAAGTATAGGACATTAAGATATGAACAAAAAACAGCACATACGACAATTAAAGAGTAAGATAAAAGAATTAGAGATTACAAAGCTATGTCTCGAAAGCGCAATAAGAACTCTCGCAAATGAGATTATCCGTACTAATGACGAGCTTGCTATTGTGGAAGGTAGCAAGCCGTCTTCTAAAAGACAAAAGAAAGTGGTAGATATATCAAAGTATGAAGCGCAATTTTTTGCTGAATGCGAACGCTACCGACAAAACAGCTAACAAAAAAGCGACACTTCCCAGCGTCGCCTTATAAATATTAATCTTAAAATTTTCAATTACGATGGCAAAATTACAACAAATGAATGAGATGACCAAACAAAGTAGCCAAATTCTTCTATTCAATGGCTATGTAACAATGAATGGCAAGCGCTATAATGAGTGTGTGCCGTTTGAAAAAGAGGCATTTAATGACGCACTCGGACAAGAACTACACCCAGATACTGCGAGGGTGCGAGACGAGATATTCAATAATATTATTGAGAAATTGCAATCAGACCCTGATGGTAACGAGGAGCAATGGGGGTTGTGCTACAAAGACAACTATTACGATTTTATCCTGTATGCTGACGCAAGAGGTACTTATAGCGAGAGTAGCAGAAGGGTAAATGGTGAGTGGTTACCTATTGAGTTTACAGATGAACAATGGGCAGAGATTGAAGACCTATTAGATATTGAAGGGCAAGTGCAAGAGATGTTAGCAGAAAGGCGATATAGAGAGGAGATAGCAGAAGAAGAGCGAATGCCCGAGCTTGCCGATTACAGTGGTTATGGTTTCTTAACAGTTTAAAATCTTACAGCAATGAAAAAACAAGTAACAACATTAGAGGTAGGTAAATGCTACCGAGTGAAGTATGAGAATATTAGTTGGTGCATAAGAATTTGCGAAAAGAGAGTCATTACTGAAAATCTTACACTATTGTCAGCCATAGAGGTAGGTTATACTTCTATTAATATGAGAAGTTACATATCTGCTAATATCTATCAACAAAATGAAAATAGCAAGTATGAAGTGCAAGAGATTAGCAATAGTGAATTTATGCACGAGTTTCGCTCCAAGCGTAATGAGATAAACAAACTGATTAGAAAAATCTCCAATTAATTCATACACGTAGAAAAGTGCCGTGTTATCCTTAAATCTGTACATAATTCATTACAACGCACGGCACTTTCTTTTAAAGTAATAACCTAAAAACAAATGAATGAACAATTAATTACACTGAAACAAGCCCCTATTATTGTTTATGAGAAAATAAAAGCGGTAGGGCAACAAATTGAGGCAAAAATCGCTGAACTGAACCTCGATAATCAGTTAGTAACTGAGGATACTTGGAAAAGTGCGAAAGAAACTCGTGCGATGTTGCACAAAGAACTTGATGTGTTCGAGGCACAGCGTAAGTTCATCAAAGAGCAGGTAAATGCCCCTTATGAAGCCTTCGAGAAGGCGTACAAAGAGCATATCAAAGTACATTACGAGAAGGCAGATAGTACGCTGAAAGCGAAAATAGATGAGGTGCAAAATCGATTGATAAGTGATAAAATCACGCGTATCAAAGACTACTTTACCGAATTGTGTCAATCGCAAGGTATAGACTTCCTCATCTTTGAACGCTTGCCTTTGAATATCACTATTAGCAAGACTGATAAGAACCTTAAAGATGAGGTGGCAAATTTTGTAAGCGAAGTGTCAAAGAGTCTCCAACTCATTGAGAGTCTATCCGACCCTGATGAGTTTAAAGCCGAAGTGCTAACCGAGTATAAGCAAACGCTCGACGTTACAAGAGCGATACAGAATGCACAATACCGCAAGCAACAACGTGAGGCTGAATTACAACGTATCGAGGCTCAACGAGCAACAGCCGAGCAGGCGAGATTAGTCGCCGAAGAGAGAGCAAGAGAGACCGCTCCTTTGCAAGCACCCGCACAAGTGACCAATGAGACACAAGCAGACGAAAACAAGGTTATACAAACCACTTTCACAGTGCAAGGCACAAGAGAGCAATTACAAGCCTTAAAACAGTACATCATTAGTAATAACATTCAAATATTATAACACAATGGAAAATCAAACATTACAAACAGCAGTGTTGCAAACGCAACCTTCAAAATCAAAAAACGGAGAAACAGAGTACAAAGTAGCGGGCGAGCCTGTTAAACTATCTTACAATATAGTACGCTCATACTTAACAAGGGGCAATGCAACGGTAACCGACCAAGAGGTGGCTATGTTCATTAGTATTTGTAAATACAACCAATTAAACCCTTTTCTTAATGAGGCGTACCTCATTAAGTTCGGAAACAATCCTGCTCAAATGATTGTTAGCAAAGAAGCACTAATGAAGCGTGCTGAAGCTAATCCAAGTTACGACGGATTAGAGGCTGGGCTTATCTTATTACGAAATAATGAGATAATAGAGGTTGAGGGTAATTTTCACCTGCCTACAGACGACATATTAGGAGCGTGGGCAAAAGTGTACAGAAAAGACCGTTCAAAGCCTTTTGTGGCAAAAGTTAATCTTAGCGAATATGACAAGAAACAAAGTAGCTGGAACGACAAAAAAGCTACAATGATAGCCAAAGTAGCCAAAGTGCAAGCCTTGCGTGAGGCGTTCCCAATGCAATTAGGGGCTATGTACACCCAAGAAGAGCAGGGCGTTGTAGAGACTCAAGGGCGTGTGGTGATAGACGCAGAGGTTATCGAGCAAAACGAACCTACGGAGAATGCACAACCTGTACAACCGGTACTAAGTGAAGAGGCTAATAAGGTAGATTTTAAAGACGTATAAAAATGAAAACACATTACTTTACATTAGGACAATCACACGTATATCGCTTTAATGGGCAAACATTAGACCACGACTGTGTGATTAAGATAACAGCCGAAAACCCCAGAGATGTAATGGTTGAGCATTTCGGCTTAAAATGGGCTTTTGAATATGATGAATGCCCCGAAATGAAGTACTTCCCACGAGGTATTTATAACTTAACAACTAATGAATGGGAATGATACCTACAAGAGTTATTAGTTCGGGTAGCGAGGGTAACGCTGTGGTTTATAACAACGCAATAATGGTAGATTGTGGCGTTACTTTCAAAGCCTTAGAATCTGTAAAACGTTCTTTAAAAATTGTGTTACTCTCGCACCAGCACGGCGACCATTTAAAATTGCGAACCTTACAACGATTACAAGCAGAGCGACCTACCTTGCGTATTGCTTGTGCTGACTTCCTCTTAGAGAGGTTGGAGGGGCTAAACAATATTGATGTACTGCAAGTGGGTAAGTTATACGATTATGGGACGTTCAAAGTATCACCAGTGAAGCTGTATCACGACGTGCCAAATGTAGGGTGGCGGATATTCCTCCCTGACGGACAAAAGATATTCCACGCTACTGATACAGCGCACTTGGAGGGTATTACCGCCAAAGGTTATGATTTGTACGCTATTGAGCATAATTACTGCGAGGAGTATATACAGCAGGCAATTGAAGAAGCACAGGCAAATGGCGAATACACACACGCTTACGGCAATATCAATACACACCTTAGCATACAACAAGCGAGGGCGTTTATCGAGGCGAACAGAAAGGAAAGCAGTGAAGTATTAGAACTGCATAAAAGTAAAAGTTATTATAAGTAAAATTAAAGAAAAATGGAAATACAAGGACAAATTAAAGTAATATTTGCTACTGAAACAGTAGGACAAAATGGCTTTCAAAAGCGAGATTTGGTTATCACCACCGATGGGCAATATCCACAAGATATTATCATTCAATTTGCACAAGGCAATTGTGCATTGTTAGACAACTTGCGTATAGGTCAAATAGTTAAGATACATTTTAACCTGCAAGGTCGTGAATGGATAAGTCAGCAAGGAGATATTAAGTACTTCAATACGGTTGTAGGTTGGAAAATAGAACTCGTTCAAACTACGAATGTAGCGCAACAAACACAACAGTACCAGCAAGCACCACAAGGTTACGCACAAGCACCACAGGGATATACACCCCCAGCATACCCACCACAACAAGGGCAACCGCAATATCAGCAGGGACAAATGTTTAACAATATGGGGCAAGCACCGGCACAAGAAGGTGACGGATTGCCTTTTTAGAAAACAATTTAAAATAAATAAAAAATGAACAAGTATGTAATTAAATTTAGCCACGTGGAAGAAAGTGAGTACACGGCTATTGTAGAAGCAGAAAGCTATGAAGAAGCAATGGATATTTTTGAAGAAAGTCCATTTGAATTTCTTGAAGATGAAGAACCTGACAGTGTACAAGGACACGCATTTCACGTTAGTAAAGTAACTGAAAATGGTGAGGTTTTGTATGAAAAATCAAAGAAACTGAATGTTGAATACTGTTAATATTAGGTAATTAACACAACAAAAAAGCAAGTATCACTCGGGATAATAGCAGGTTCAAGTCCTGCCTTGCTTTCAAAGATAATAAAGTATGATTTTCAACGCAACCAACGAGTTTGATATACAAAGAGCAAAGGAGCGTTTAGCGTTTCTAATCGAGAAGAAGAAGACATTTGAAATCACTGAAAAAAAGCCTAAACGCACCTACTCACAGAATAATTACATTCACCTCCTCTTTGCGTGGTTTGCATTAGAATACGGCGAAACACCCGAATATGTGAAGCAAGAGATGTTCAAGAAGGTTGTAAACCCTCAGATATTCAGAACTGAATACGCTAACCGCAAAACAGGTGAGATAAGAGAAGCGTGGCGAAGTACAGCGAGTTTAGACACTAAGGAGATGACAACCGCCATTGATAATTTCAGAGATTATGCCAGCAAGGAGGCGGGTATATACCTACCAACGCCTGATGATTTGGCGTATCTGAATGAGATAGAAAAGCAAGTGAATAATTTACAAGGAAAATATTATTAAAATGAAAAAAGAAACAGTAAGCCGATTTAATGAGAAAATAATGACTTCCAACGAC